GCCCTAATATTACACCTATTCGTGTAGTTAATAGGCAGAGCCAAGTTACATTTAGCAGAAGTATGAACAACAGTGATAGTCCATGGAGCAGATTTAATGTGCGAGACTTTACAAACTAAGAATGAAATTAACAAAGGAGCAGCAAACAAGAAAAGACTATGAGCGTAAGCTTAAGGTCTATTTAACTAAACGAGATAAAGAACTTAGAAAGAATGAAAGCACCAACAATCGAAGAGCTTAAAGCTCAATTCACAGAGCTTGGCTACAAATGGCCTACTATTCACGTGGTAGGAATACGTAGCAAAGCTAACGAGCCTAACAAATTTGACGATTTAATAGGTTTAGTAAATGGCAGCGAGCTTAAATGGTACACCGGCACAACTAATCCAGGTACTTTTTGGCTTAATAATCCTATGAATAGCTTAGGCACAGCAATTCTAAAGTGTGGGCAGTATGTAGATACCTATGTATTAGGCTTGCACAAGGGCAAATACAACGCATTAGTGCAGTCAAAGAAAGTTACAGTGTATAGAGATGCCGATAAGGATAGCATTGCTGAGGAGCAAGGTAAAGAAGATACAGGCCTATTTGGAATTAACATCCATCGAGCTAATGAATTAACAGAATCTCGCAATATTGATAAGTGGAGCGCAGGCTGCCAAGTGCTTAACAATACAGGACAATTCAAAGAGCTTATTCAAGCATGCATTAAATCAGGTAAGAAGTCGTTTACTTATACACTACTAAAAGAGTCATGAGCAATAGCCAACAGCAGATAGCAGAAGGAGTAACCGGTACAGTTAGCAGCATCTTACTTAGCGTGCCAGCATGGATGTTAGATATAGAATTTGCACTAAAGATATTTTGTTTAATGCTATCAGCTGTAGCATCTATCTATACCATCTATAAGATGCGTAAGAAGAGATGAAATGGTTAAAGAGCATATTCAGTAATGAAGGTGATGCCAGCTCTAAACGAGTAGCATCTATAATAGCATTACTCGTATGCATTAACTTATCTTACATTGGTACCTTTACTGATTACAAATGCCCTGAGTACATGTTTGATGGCTTGCTAATTTTAGCAGGTAGTGGATTAGGATTAACAGTTATTGAGTCTATCTTTGCTAAAAACAAATCAGATGACACAACCAACGAGGGAACAAATTAAGTTAGCTGTAGTATTTAGCGCAGCTGTATTTATCTGCATACTCATGCAGGGAATGTACATTAGAATTAAGGAAGATGAGAAAGCTTTAGATTATTATGAGCGAAGAGCTGATAGAGCTACGCATGTTATTGACAGCTTAGAGGCTACTAACGTGCAGCGTATGCAAGAGATTGCACAACTCAATGTGCAACTAGAAAGAAATACCAAAATTTATGAAGCAAATATTAGCGCTATTGATTCTCTTGATAGGAATGGCTTGCGCAGAGCCATGCAAAGCTTACTCGCAAGCCTTGCCGGTGAGAGATACCCTGGTCAGTCTAACGACTAGCGAGGTAAGAAGCTTACTTAAGCTAAAGGCCGAGCGCGATTATCTCAAAGGGCAGGTAGTCATATTATCAAAAAGTGATAGTATTGCAAGTTTTGTCATTAAGGATCAGCAGAAATCTATAGTTGCATGGGCCGTCACTAACGAAAAGACTTCACAGGAATTACTAAAAGCACAGGAGCAGCTGTATAAAGAAACTGCACGCAAAGAATCTTGGCGCAATACAGCGCTAATAGGCATACCTATCTCATTTGTAGGAGGTATTATCTTCACTATACTTTTCTAAGCTAACAATTTATTGTTAATAACTTTACTAACTTTAGCAAGGTTTCTTTTGCATATCTAAAATATTGTAGTACATTTGTCAAAATTAAATCAAATAAGCAAATGAAAAAACAACTACTCTTTATTGCGATGTTAATCGCAGGAATGTTAATCGCTGGCACATTCGATGCACAGACAGCAGAGTTAGAATCACAACCAAACCACTACAGCAAATGAGCGACTATAAATTACCTATGTTATTTCGCGAGGATTTAAGAACTATTGATTTAGCATTAAATATAGCTATAAAGCACCTCAAAGAAAGAAAAGCTTTTGCTGATGAAATATGGATTGCAAAGATGAAAAATCTTATAGCTGATTTAGAAACTACTACCTGGAAAGAATTACCAACCCCAAATACCTTAAATAAATGAAAACACTTTTTGAAATTAAAGAAGTTTGTCGCTATGATGGCACTCGTTATTTCCTTTACATTGATGGTTCATGCCACAAAGTATTTAGCACTTATGATGAAGCATTTGAAGAATTTACATTAGCTTCTAATTTTACAGAAACTATAACTACGTTAATTAGTAAGGAGGTAGAGCTATGAAATACCATGTATTAGTAACCCCATTAGACGAGGTGCAAATCTCAATAGCTGAGCGCTTAGGAACTGCTAACCTATTCATAGCAGATACTTGGGAAGTAGCACAGCAGATGCTACCATTACTGATGAAGATCTACAAATTTGACTATGTGCCAGTATGGATTAATGAATACAACGAGGGCGCATTGTATGAGTGGGAAAATGATGATGTAGTAATTAGTATAAAAAGAATTTAGTATATTAGCAACTTAATTAATAATCAATATGAACAAACCAAACAACATTACCGGTAAGGTAATCGTATCTCGGTGGGATGCCGAAGGATGCGGATGGAAGCTGTACACATCAGCTCACAGCTATTCTCTAACTGATTTCTCTACAGCTAAAAAGCATGGTGAGGTATTCCCTGATGATGGTACTTTCCTGTATCAATTCGAGAGCGAAGGGGAAAGCAATGTACATGACTACTTTATGAGCGACCGCTATGTTATCTGAAAGAGCTAAGAGCAGATTCATCTGCGTGCAGAGCTCACTACCGGGAGAGGAGTTAGAGTTCAATCAGCAAGCCGAGAAGATAGTCTATGAGAGCTGGCGCTCATACTTTCAAAATAACCCCCATGAACTACAGCAGAGAACCTAATTGGCAGAAGCTCAAGCCTGAGATAGACTGGGATGAGCAGGAAGAGAAGTTAGCAAACAAGTTAGAAAATTATATAAATCAAAATAAACAAACAGTTATGAATCAGCAAATCATTAAACAACAGAAATTCGTTAGAACATGGAATGGCCCATCAGGAGATATTTATTACTTTGATTTAGTAATGGATAACGGTGAGATCGGGCAGATTGGTGTAAAGGATATGAACAGCCCTAAGATTCAAGTAGGTGCTACCTTGCACTACACCGTAGAAGAGCGCACTGGCCCAACAGGTAAAAAGACTACTAACTTTAAAATGCAGAATCCTATGCAGTATCCAGGCACTACAGCTGTTCCAAGTAGTTCGGGGAATAGTTCGGCAAATAGTGCGGGGATTAGCGCTCCTTATTACCGCAAAGAATCACCTGATGTGCAGAACTCAATAAGCAAATCAGTAGCGCTTAATAACGCTGTGCTATTCTGCAAAGAGCAGAAGGGCAGTAAGCCAGGTGATGTATTAGATACAGCTGAGATATTCTTAGCATGGCTTAAAGGTGAGGCAGTAGAAGCAGTACAAATTAAAGCAGTAACAAATGAAAGCGCAGACGATGAAATGCCATTCTAAGCTTACACCTTTCCACAGCTGGGTACGCAGTCACTTTGTGACTGTGGCTCAGTTTGCGGAGGTGCTGGAGGTAAGTTACCCCACAGCTCAAAAATTTATTAAGCAGCCATTTACAATGAAGGTAACTCACATTGGTAAGCTTGCTACAATAACTGAGGAAGAGATACCATACATAATCGAATTAATGAAAGATAGCAAATGAGTAAAGTAATAGATAGAAAGATAGCAGATATATTGTTGCTAATTCCTGCAGATGGGCAGCAGTTCGCACGTCAAAGGTTAGATAACTTAGTGCGAGCTGTAAATGAGAGTGAGATACCGGAGCTTAAGTGGAAATCAATTAACGGAATAGCAGAATCACTTAACGAAGCTAAAGCTAAGGAAATGCTACAGGTAATATTTGACCATGGATACTGCACATGGGAACAGCTTAAAGGTAGGAGCAGGCATAGAGAAGTAAATGATATTAGGCAGATATGTATGTGGATAGTTCGCAACGGTACCAGCATGAGCTACCAAAATGTAGGGCTAATATTTGTAAGGCATCACGCTACTATCCTGCACGCTGTGAATCACGTTGAGGAAATGCTGCAGACTGATCCATTATATCGGGCATGTGTACAGTCTATTTTAGATAAGCTGCAGGATGCTAATTTGCAGAGAGTGTATAATAAATTAACTCAATAATTAATAATCAAATAATCATGAAACAAACCACAATTCAGTTCGACAAAAGAAGGAGAGAGCTTGTAACTATTCAAAGATTACAGCAGGCAGTAGATTCAATAGCTAACGGCACTATGATGAGTGAGGCTATGAAAGCTCATGGATTAAGTCCAGGCTTTGGAAAGTTTTTAGAAAGCGCAAGAATACTTGCCAGGATAGATTATAAAACAGTAATAGTTTTAAAGCCAAAATTGGAGCGAAAAGATTACTATAGAGTAATGGAGCTGCAAAAGAAATATCATAAAAACAGTAAGGCAAATGGTAAAGCTACTTCTTACTATCCAGCATCTAAAGCAGATACTGATATGGTTGGATTAGTTAATATGCCAAAGAGTAAGCCTATAAAAAAAGCTGTAGCATTACCTTGGTGGAAGAGAATCTTACTATATTTGGCTAATCAATAATCTTAAACCAAATGATGACTATACTTTTAAAGCGCATAGAAGCGCTCGAAGAGAGGGTAAAGGCGCTTGAATCTAAGCGCTCTACCTCTACAAAATTCACTCCCCCATCACTATCAGAAATCATAGCTTACCTCGACAATGTAGACTTAGCTAAGAAATTCTATTGCCACTATGAGAGCAATGGGTGGAAAGTAGGTAAGAATTCTATGAAGAGCTGGAGAGCTGCTGCAGATCAGTGGAGAGCACGTGAGATTAACCAAAATAAAACAATACAAGATGAGCAAAGAATTGGCCGCATCAGTACAGCAGAGCTTCAATCGTTCACTAAGCGCTGAAGAGAAGAACATAGTAGAGTGTGTAAGCTCACCTAAGTTACACTCTTTATCTGAGCAGGAATTCAGAGAGCTCATAGCACAGGCTGCTGTGATTAACTCTATTAAAGCTTTACCAAGCGACATAGAAGTAACTCTATTGCAGCAACTTACGCAAAATACGTATCGCAGTACAAGTATTAAGGATTGGCAAAATGCCTTCCTGTACAATGCAATAGGCAAAGACTTTGAAAGAGTAGAAGCTTTTAACCTATTTAGCATAAGCTTTATGGCCGATGTGCTTAAGCGCTATGAGGAATACAAAGCTAAGGTATGGAGAGAGCTAAACAAGGCTCTTATCTTACCGGAAGCTGAGATAAAAAGAGCTGAACCTACAGATCCTGTAAATGTTCTGCACGCTGATGTAGAGCGGTGGAATCAGCGCAAAGAGATATGGGTAGAAATATCTGCACCTTACAACTGCCAGCGCCTCTTTAAGAATGGCATCTATAAGAAATCTATGTGGGAGCCTGAGGTATGGGCAAGATTTGAAGATATAGCTAAGCAGAAGGTAGAGGCTAAATTTAAGGCATCTAATAAAGTAATCTTAGGCGAATCTGCACAGGCTGAATTTGATGGCTTGCAAAAGATAGAGCTCAGCAGATTAATTTACATTGACATTATTAAACAAATAAACAAGGAGAAAGAATGACTAAAGAAAGATGGCAAGAGCTCTTAGATATACATGAAGAAATAGATGAGCTAAAGAATAAAATAGTAGACTTAAAAAAAGCTAAAACTTTAAAAGGTGAATTGTACATACCAAGAGATTACGGCTATTCAATTTCTATAAAGCACATGAATAGTACAATTTATGAAAGCATTATTGATCATGAGATTAAGATATGCCAAGATGAAATAGAAAAGTTAACTAAAGAATTTGAAGCATTATGATACCATTTCACAAATCAATTAAGTGCTACCGATTATTCTACGGCTATAAGCAGGAATACATAGCCTTTAAGTTAGGCATAGAGCAGAGCAACTACTGCCTTAGAGAAAATGGCATAAGCAACTGGAAAGACCATGAGATAGAGATACTCAAAGAGTTATTTAAGATAGAGATAAGGGAGGAGAAACTATGAGTATAAAATATGATGTTTATCCTTTATGTACTTGCGAAGCTCACAGTTATTACGAATGGGAAAAGGAAGCAAATAAATGCATACAATGTGCAAAGCCTTTGTATGAAGATGAGGTTTTCTTAAAAGCTTATACATTTATTCACCCATTAACAGGAGTGGAGCAGGAGGTGCATTGCGAAAAATTAACCGAAGATGGTATAGTAGGAGGAGATGCTTATTATCAATGCTTAATAGAGGGTGAGGTTATTGCTCAATTTCCTAAATCCTATGCTATGATGAGAACAGATTAAGCATTTCTTCCACTAACAAATAGGTGTTAGTAACTAACTTAAGAAGCTCAGCACTACGCTGGGCTTTTTTATTAACCTTTACTTATGAATCTATTTAGAAAGAAGAAGGAGCCAATAGATTTAAATGCCAAGCTGTTACCTGAGCTGTGCAGCTGCACTATTATACAGTGGAATTACTCTGAAGATATAGGCTTAGAATCTACATACGCTGAGGATATTCCTTTTATGTTTGATGCTCGAAAGTGCGTAGGCATTCAAGCAGAAGTAGAGTTTAGAAAAGATGGTACATACTACGTAGGAGAGCGCACATTAGCGCTGATGCAAGGCATAGATAATGCAATAGTAATAGATGTACCTTATAACCAATTCAAAAAGAATTTTCAAGAGTTAAAATCTAACATAATCACAAATGATTACATCATCTCGCGAGGGTAGAAATGTCATAATTACAACGTGCGAAAGCGCTGATAAATTCTTATTGATGAGCGACCTGCACTGGGATAATCCCCATTGTGATAGAAAGCTATTAAAGGCACACTTAGATAAATGCTTAGCTGAAAACATAAGCTTCGCTGTTAATGGAGATTTGTTCTGCTGCATGCAGGGCAAGTATGATCCAAGGAGAAATAAGAATGATATCAGACCTGAGCACAACGTAGCAAACTACTTAGATGCATTAGTGAACACTGCTATAGATTGGTTTAAGCCATACGCTCACTTACTTGTATTTGTGGGATATGGCAACCATGAGACTGCTATAATAAAGAACTGTGAGACTGACTTAATAGAGCGCTTTGTTAGTGGCCTTAACCGAGAAGCTGGCACCAATGTATTAGTAGGTGGCTATGGTGGATGGTGGATACATAGAGTAGCTAAAGGAAAGAGCAGCCATTTTGTTTTTAAAACTAAATACTACCATGGATCAGGAGGAGGAGGAGTGGTTACTAAGGGAGTTATTCAGAATAACAGAATGGGTGTAATGATAGATGGAGCGGATTGCATTTGGACAGGGCACGTGCACGAGCTTTACCATCATGCCGACATGGTAGAAGAGTTAAGCTACAGCCCTGGCAATAGCTATAGAATCAATATGAGATATGTGCATCACATTCGTACAGCATCTTATAAAGAAGAGTATGATGAAGGTTACATGGGCTTTCACGTGGAAAGAATGCGACCACCTAAGCCATTAGGTGCTTACCTATTAGAATTAAACTTAGAAAGAATTAAGAAACCTGTTGATACTCACATCATTGTACCTAATTTTGTACAATGGAGAGACAAATAAATTACAATTTTAAGCCACTAACAAGGCAATCTGAAGCTTTAAAATTCTTATCAGCTGACTCACAAGTAGAAACAATCCTCTATGGAGGAGCTGCAGGCGGTGGCAAGACTATGTTAGGCTGCATGTGGCAAATTCTTAGACGTTTAAAGTATCCAGGTACACGATCACTGATAGGCAGAGCTAAGTTAGACACGCTAAAAAAGACTACCATGAATACATTTTTTCAGGTAGCGAATGACATTGGCTTGAGAGCAGGCGAGGATTTTAGCTATAATCAGCAGAGTCATATTATTAAGTTTAGCAATGGCTCAGAGATAATCTTAGCCGATTTATTCCTGTACCCATCAGATCCTCACTTTCAAGACTTAGGAGGCCTTGAGCTTACTGATGTATTTTTAGATGAAGCTACAGAGATTAGTGAGAAGGCTTATAGTGTAGTGTGCTCACGTATCCGGTATAAGCTAAATGAATTTGGCCTTAAGCCAAAGATTCTACTCACGTGCAATCCTTCAAAGGGATGGATCTATAATCAATTCTATTTACCATACAAGAATCAGAATCTTCCTAAGCATCTTGCATTTGTTCAAGCTTTGCCAGGAGATAATATACACTTGCCGGATGCCTATGTAACAAGCCTTAGCAGGCTTCCCGAAGCTGATAGAAAGAGACTCTTAGAGGGCGATTGGGAATTTGATAACAGCTCAGATAGATTATACATGTATGATGAGCTCATGCGCTGCTTTAGAGAACCTATGAATGTAGGAGAGGGATACATCACTGCAGATATAGCGCGACTTGGAAAGGATAGAACTGTGCTTTGTGTATGGAAAGGATTAAGCTGTATAGATATAGTAGTGCTTAGACAAAAGCGCCAAGATGAAGTTAAGGCAGAGATACAGCGCTTAATGAATCAATACTCAGTTAGGCTATCTAACGTGCTTGCAGATGCTGATGGGGTAGGCGGTGGCTTAGTAGATAGTTTACGCTGCAGGGAATTTATGAATGGCAGTAAAGCTGTAAGAGGCACTCAGTACATGAATCTAAAAGCTGACTGTTACTTTAGATTAGGAGAGCTGATAGATAAGAATGAGATAACCTTCCCGATTAAATGGCAAGAGGACATCTGCAAAGAGCTTGAGCTTATTCGCAGAGTAGATCCTGATAAGGAAGGTAAGCTAAGAGTAACATCAAAAGATACGATTAGCCAGCGCACCGGAGGAATCTCTCCCGATATAGCAGATGCTATAATGATGCGAGCTTATTTTGAGCTCAATAGGAACTACACTAAGTATGCATTTATCTAAGTTAAAGTGTGATTTAGCACACTTAATCATACTTAAAAGTGTGTTATGAGGGATATTGCATACTTTAATATGGATTAGATGTTATTAATAACATCTTTGTCGCAAGTATAGTAGACTTTTGCGACAGCTATAGTAGAAAATAATCTACAGAATAA